TCCCGTGTGCGATTCAGCAGAATCTGAATTCGATGCAACTCGTCCCACAACACCTTCAGCAACCAGAGGCCGAGGGCAGAGATGAAAGACAGTATTGCGTTCCACAGCATGATTTCCATGTCAGCAATTCCAAGATCTCAGTGATTTGTTAATCCGGGAGTTTGGGTCTTTCTTCGTCTTCTCTGAAGTCAACTTCTCCTTCATCCCACTCATCCGGGCGCAAAAAGCCTTTCGGCGGTTTGCGTCCTTTTCTGTCTTGGGGTTTGGAGCTGGAGGCTTCAGATTCATGCCCTGCTTTTTGGCGGAGGCCCGGCCCTTGGCGTTCAAGCCGCCCTTTGGGTCTTTGCCCTCGCTGCGTTGCCATGCCGGTGTCTTTGCCATCACGCCACCTTCTGACCCTGGATAGGGTTGATCATGGGGTACAGAACATCGCGCCCGAAATCGCCCTCGTACTCCTGCACACCCATGTGGCCGAGCTTGATCGTTGGATCGATCCAGACCTCGTAGCCGATGGCGCGTGCGCGGTCACAGAACAGGTAGTCCTCACCCATGTAGCCTTCCTCGGTGACGAGGAAATCAAACACGGCATTGAGGTGTCTATCGCTGCTGTGGTCATAGTAGTTCCACTGCGGGTTCTCGTTGACCAGGCGCTCAAAGACATCGCGGCGAACCAGCATGAAAGCGGTGGCGATGCGCTTGGCACGCACCAGCCCCATGCGGTTCATCGTCAGGCCTTCTTCATCTTGATCGAGCTGGGCGATGTAGACCTTGTTGGTCTTGCGAGTGCGTGGCACGCCGCCGACGATTCCCATCTTGGGATCGCTGGCCCATGCCATCAATCGCAGCACATCTTCCGGCTCAAAGTTGATGTCGGCGTCAATGAACATCAGGTCGGTACAGTTGGACTCCAAGAAGTCCTTGACCAGCAAGTTACGAGCGCGAGAGACAACCGAGCATCCGCAGATGCTGCCAATGCTCAGGTCAACGCCGTGGTGCGGCAGCTGCTGGGCCAGACGGGCCAGCGAGACAGCCAGCTTGAGGCTGACCTTGAAGTCATAGGCAGGCAGGGCCACAAAGAGCTTGCGGCCAGCCAGGTTGAAACTCTGCTCGTTTTGCATGGATCACCCGTAGAAGATGGTTACGGCAGCAGCATCGCCGGTGTCACAGTAGATACCGTTCTCCGCGAGGATGCCTTCGCCAGGGATGACGACAGTGTGCTGACCCGCCACCGCAGTGGGGATCTTGCACAGGATCGACCCGGTGCCAGCCGAGGCGTTGTCGTAAAAGATGATGGGATCGGTGCCAGCGGTTGCGATGGAGACAAAGATCCCCTTCAGGCGCACCCGGTATGGCACCAATGCGGCGTCAGCATCCGTGAATGCTGACTTGACATCGTATTGCATCGAAGGCATGTCAGCCTCCTATCAAGCGTCAGCGAAGGGAGTAGCGACAGAGCCAGAACCCAGCAGGACGCCTTGCACGAAATACTCGTTGGCTGCAACGGCCACGATCTTGACCCACGAGCCAGCGATGCCACCAGTGGTGGTGCCGTTCAGGTTGATCACATCGTTGCTGGCAGCAGGAGCGTAACCAGTGGTCGCACCAGAGCTGTCGGTGTCGATCATCAGCACGGAGCCGACGAACTTGTCGGTGCCATTGGTCTTGATCGCCACAGCAGAAGCGGTGGTGTCGATGTAGACGAAGTATTCGACGCCCAGGTTGTTGGGGGTGTTGGGGTCAGCGCCAGGGCCAGACGAAGCTGGGTCAGCAGAGGCGTTGATTGCGGGGAGGGTGATGATCAGCGTGGCATCGTTGGTCGTGATGATCTTGCCTGCGTAGGCGGGATCCAGCGTGATCGTGTTGGTGCCGTTGGCCAAGTTGGCAACGGCGTTGGGGCCTTGGGAAATGAAGCCGCCCAGAGAGCGAACTGGCCCTTGGAAAGTGGTCTGTGCCATGACTGTCCTTTCGTGTTGTAGCACATCCCCATACCGTCTCTACAAAGTCTGCTAGGTCAGTCGGTACAGGTGGAATTCCTAGATGGTTCGATGATAGAACAAAAAGGGGGGCTTTGACACCCCCCTTTCTGTCGTCATCAAGCGCCAGGCGATGCGAAAGCGCCGAGCGGATCCGACCAGCCGAAGCTGTAACGCTCACGAGCCTTGTAGCGGACGTTGCCCGTATCGAAGTCGCCGTCCATCGAGGTGGCCAGCGGGGTACGGACAAAGTGCTTCAGGCCGTTCGGAACATCGGTCGTCAGATACCAAGCGTCACTGTCGGTCAAGAAGTTGTTGACCGTGTAACCCTCGGGGATCGAACCGTTGTTCTTCAGGGCGTTGATGTCGTTGTCGGCGGTGCCCACGCGCAGCTCGGTTTCGAGCAGGCGGGTAGCCACGAACTGAAGGCTCGGGGGAACGATCAGCTTGCGGGGCTTGGCGGCGATCAGCAGACCACGTTCGTCCGTCCACTGGGCGATCTGGATAACGGCAGCTTCCAAGGAAGTTTCGTTCAGATCGGCAGCGGTGGAAGGGGTGTTGCTGTTGGTGCCACCAGACACCAGCGGGTGCGCAGTCGAGAACAGAGCCACGCCGTCACCACCGGGGTAGGACGAGGAGAAGCCGTTGTTCAGGATGGCAGCAGCTTTGGTCTGCTTGGTGTACGCCATAGCACGGGCCAGGGCCTTGGTGTAGCGGCTCGACAGAGTGTCATAGAGGTTGTCCTCGATGGCTTCTTCAGTCAGGCTGAAACCCAGGGCGATGGTTTCGTGGTTGTAGCGTGCAGTCCAGGCTTCCTGGCCGTTGTCGTAAGCAATCGCGCTGCCTTCATTCTTCACCGGGGCGGCGGAGAAGCCAGACAGCTTGGTTTCTTCTTCGAACGAACGCTCAGAAGTTTCGGTATCAAAGATCTCTTTGTGCTGTTCGCCGTAGGTCTTGTACTCAAGACCAAACAATGCGTTCAGACCGGGGAGCAGTTCTTTGAGAAGTTGTGCGCGTGAAATTGCCATGATTTACTCCTTATACGCCAGTGGGATTGTCGTACTGGTGCATACCGGCGTTCCACTTCACGATCACTTCGGTGTAGGAGCCAGGATAGCCAGCGATGGCTGTTTCGGGAACCACATCAATGATACGAACCGGCCAGGTGCTGGTCGTAGCAGTGGTGGAGCTGACGGCGACTTTGGAGTTGCCGTTGGTGGTGCTGCCAGCGTTCTGAACCAGCACAGCGTTGTTGCCAACAGCGGTACGGTTCACATAGCTGATCGTCGTGCCAGACGACACCACAGCGACCTTGAACAGGGCGCTTGGATCATCTTCGACGTAAGCCATGATGTCGGAGGCAGTGGTGCTTGCGGGGTAGTACTGACGGAACACCTTGCCGAAAGTCGGATCGGTGTACGAGCAACCCAAGAAAACACCCACGGGGGTGGCAGCATCAGTACCAGTGTCTTTCGACAGAGTACCCGAGCTATTCAGTTCAACCACATCACCGTAGAAGATGGAAGTGGCAGAGCCGGAATCAATCGGGATCTGACGAGTCGCACCGGCAAAGACCTGACCGCCGATCAAATTGATCGGGACAAGCCCATACGGGGCTGAAACGGAAGGGTAAGCCATTTAGGACTCCTTGAAATTAACGACCTTGACCGAACGAACTCGATGACTTTTTCTCGCGGAAAAGAGGCATACGAGCATCGCTCTCTCTCATGAAGTTGTTGTCCACAGCTTCCATGTTGTCCTTGGCCATTTTGCTGTAGTAAGCAGAACGCTGATCCAAGAACTCCTCTGGCATCTTGCAGAGCAACAAACCTGCGACCTCAATGTTGTCTTTGAATCGACTATTGGGGTCAACGAGCAGCTTGAATTGGGGTTGTTCCTCAATGCGCACAGGCTCCCATCCCTCGCGGAACTTGGACGACACGTTTTTGCCGTCTGCCTGGCCCATCATGGTTACCCGAACCCACCTGTAGACGTAGCCCGGCTGTTTGTCAGGTTGGGGCAATGTTTCGGGGCGCTGCCACTGCTTCGGGCGCTCCGAACCGCTACGGGTTTGTACTTCGCGTGCAAGTCTATTTTCAGCCATTACGATTCTCCTGTTTCACAAATTCACGGGCATATTCCTCAACGGTAATGCCCAACTTCTTGGCCAAGCGAACTTGGCTTTCGGTCAACACGACTTTTTTGGGGGCCGTGCTTCGTGATGCGGGAGCAACCACGTTGGCAGGTTTGTTGCGCGTTTGACTGGGCTTGCCGCCCCCAGTCTGCGTATCGGCGGTGAATTCCTCGGGGAACCTCTGGCGCATGGTCTTGTCGATGCGCTCGTAGTATTCGTCCGTGGTCGCATAGGCTTGCCCATGCTTTTCCACCAAATCCTCATGCAGGCCCAGCGCCATCGCTGTCATCAAGCGGTTGGTGCCGAACCACGGATTACGCTCTTGCCACGTTACCGCTTTCGGATCTCGCTTGACAACAGGCTGCTCTTGCGCCTGCTGATGTCCAATGTTTACCTCATTATCCTCTTTTTGTAAAGGGGCGGGTTTGTATTTTTCAGCCTGGCTGGCACGCTGCTGGGCGGCGTTCAATGCCTGCTGGGCTTCCAGAACCCGGTCGGAATCACCCGACTCAAAGGCTTCCTTGTAGGCAATCTGCGCCTCTTTGAGCTGACGGGATGCGGCCTCTTTGAAGGAGGCGACCAGTGCAGTCTCCGAGTAGGCGGTCTTTGCCTTGAGCTTTTTGTTCTCCTCGACCAGACGCTGGGCCAACGTGATGGCCTCTTGGCGCTCACGGTCGGCAGCTTCTTTGGCGCGGCGCTCGTCGTGCCACACCTTCTTCATCTGCTTGAGGCGAACCTTCACTTTTTCCGAGTAGTCCTCCAACTCGTCGGCTTCCAGATCCTTAACGATGTCTTCGGGCAGAGGTTCACGGCCACGGTCTTCTTCAGGGGTGTCGTCCTTGATGTCCACCTGAACATCATCTGCACCCTCGATCTCTACCGTGATGTCGTTCTCTTGATCTTGATTTTGTGTTGCCATGATTTCTCCTTATTTGCGCGAAATGCCGCGAGGGTCTTCGACAACCCCCTCGACTGAATCGTCGTTGATGATGCGGAATTCCCTGCCGTGGATCTTCAGGCGTGTGCCAGCGTGAGGGCGCACGAGGATGAAGTCGCCTTGTTTGCACCAAGGGCCACTGGGAAAACGTGAAGGGTCTTTGTAGCAATCCGGCCCGAGTTTGACCACGAACAGGACGGTGGTTAACAGCTCCTCATGCTGCATGGTGATGTCAGCTTTGACGATGCCGTTGTCGAACTTGTCTTCGATCTCCGGGATGGCGCACAGGATGCGATAGCCAGAGGGATCAGGAAGTTGCTTTGCCTTTTGCTCTGCGGTTTCAGGCAAGACCGTTGTGGCTCCTGGGTCATCGGGGTTTGTGCCGATCAGGATTTCATTCATGAAATGTCCTCATACCTTTCTGCTGTTTCAGCGATGATTGAATTTGCGACCATCAGGCCACGCAGCATTCCTACTGCGTGCTTGTAGTCACCAAAGTCCTTGGCTTTACCCAAGGCAAGATCATCAGAGATGACCTTGATTTCTTCCTGCACCTTGTTTGAGAGGTGCTTGAGCAGATCTACGCTCATTCAGGTTTCCCTTTCTTTGGTTGCGCCGCTTGGGCGATTTGGATGCCGATGCGCATCCCCTCGATCTCCTCTTTCGAGGCCAGGGCTTCCTTGTCGCGTTGGACTTGGACGCCCAGTCTGGTTCCCTCAATCTGTTCGGTTGAGGCGATTCGCTCCATGTCCACCTGCTGCTTGGCTTGCACGCTGGCCATAGCGGCACGCTCTTGTGAAGCGATGCGCTCTTGTTCCAGTTGCAGTTGCTGTGCGCGGAGCTGGGCGTCTTGTTGATCCTTTTGAGCCTTGCGCTGGACTTCCTGAGCTTTGATCTGGAGTTCCTGCTGCTGCATCTGGAGGATCGGATCTTGTGCCTGCTGCTGAGCCTGTTGTTGCTGAGCTTCGGCTTGGTGCTGCATGAGCAGCTGCTGGCTGGCCTGGGCCACCATGCGCGAGAGCGCTGCTTCGAATTCTTCGGGCAACGGCTCCTCGGAGTCGGGAGGCGGAAGGGGTGCACCCACCTGTTGTTCGATCTGGTTGCGGTACATGAAGGCGTAATGCTCTGCAATGTGAGCTTGCAGCGCGGCCATCATCTGCTGGGCCTGCGGGTTCTGGCCAATCATCTGCGCCGTCATCGGGTCTTGCATGAACGACTGGTGCGTGGCGATGTGAGCCTGGTGATCTTGGTACGCAAAGGCCTTGAGCGGCTTCATGCGCACCACATCCATGTTTTCGCTGATCGGATCCTTTGGCTTGTTGTCCTCCTCCAGCTTGACCAGCTTGTTGGCGTTCTTGATGCCAAGCACCTCAAGCATCTGGCGGTGCAGCTGGGCCAGGTCGTAGAGCTGGGGAGCTGTCTGGGCCAGTTGCAGCACAGCCTGGTACTGCACGACCTTCTGGCTCATGGTGGCGGCGTTGGGGTCGCTCACCGGGATCACGTCCACTCGGTCGTAGTCGGCCTTCTTGGCGCGGCGGTCACCAGTCTCCGGCTCGTAGTTGTACTCGTCGGGGGCGTTGTCGCGGATGATCGACTTCAGGAGTTTGAACTCCTGCTTCATGCTGTAGTGGATGCGTGCCTGCACTGCGCTCATGATCTTGAGCGTGCGCTCCAAGATGGCCAGCGTGGTGCCCACTGGCGACTGGGCGCTCATGTCGCTGATCTTCAGGTCAGCAGCAGAAGCGAAGCGGCGGCCCTCGTCGATGATCTTGTCCATCAGGCCAGCCAGCACTTGGCTTGGCTCCTTGTAGGGCAAGGTCATGATGTTGTCTTTGATCGTGCCGCTGGCCACGTCAACATCGCGGAACTCAGCCGGTGCAATCGGGGTGTCGTCACCTTTGACGCGCAGGCCCTTGGTCTTGAAGCCGCCGGGCAAGTTGCTCAGCGTGCCAGCGTCCACCAGCTGACGAATCAGTGAGGTGCCCGACTTGGCGTAGGCACCGATCAAGT